ACCTGACCGGCCTGCTCGCGTGTGTACTGCCTGGTGCGAATACCCCGGTTGATCTCTTGCAGCGTCTCGAAGTCACCCAGCTGCCGGGCGTAATCATTGACGATGCGATCAACGGATTGCCCCTCCCTCTCCATCGCCTGCACTGACCCACGGGTCTGAAGTGCACGCCACTGGTACTGCTGCAGCGAGAACGCCTCCTGCATTGACTGCTCTTGATAGGCGTTAGAGATGGCCTCGCTGTCCTGGATGTAGCTCGCACCAGCCGCAGCCCTGGTCTTGAAAACAACCTCCGCCTGCTTGAACGCCTTCAGCGTTTCAAGGTTGCGCAGTGAGTTCGTGTACGCGCGGTTCTGGTTGTAATTAACAACCTGCCCCCAGTAGTTGAACTTGTTCTGGGAGTCGGTGGCCTTCTTGTTGAACCGGGCCTGCCACTTGGCGAATCGATCGTTCGCCTTCTGGAACTTGAGCGCGTCCTTGTATGCCTGCTGTTGCGCTGCGTTCTGGGCACTGGCACCCAGGATGTTCATCCCGGTTGAGCCAAGGCCAATGGCTAGGCCAATCGCATCATCAATCCCGAACGCCATCAGACCGTCCTCCAAAACGGACGGAACAATGCAGCACTCGGTCCATGTGGTTCCGGTACGCCAACCTCAAAACCAAGAAACCTCAGCCATCGAATCGCTGGTCGGTTCTTCGCGTACACGTAATTGCCCAGCGGCATCCCCACTTGATCAAGACAGTGCTGCACCCATCCTCGGCCTTTTGTGCACAGGTGCAATCTTCTCTCCTTTGTTGCCGTCAACTCTGGCGTGCCCAGCATCCAGATCCGATCGCCAACCACCCCTGTCATCCCAGCTGGAACACCATCCTCGGTCTCGATGGCGGCGCACAGATCGCTCTCTGACCAGCTGATCAAAACCGCCTCAGGGCCTGGTACTCGGTGGCTGAGCCATACCTCCAGCTCATCCTCCTTTCGCAGGTTTGCTGCCACGTAATAGGCAGCGTCTGCAGTGGGCTCCACCAGATTCATTGGATCCCCCTCGCGCGGGTGCTGATCGTCCCCACCCATTCACAGCTGCTGAACTTGCAGGGGTGAGGTGTGCTGTTTCGGATCTCCACCATGCACTGCTCACCCCTGCTCATCACCGGGATGTTGAACACCCCTTCGTAATACCGAGCCGTATTGGTGGTGCCTGGTGTCGGCGCCCCGATGCTGCTGGCCCTGGTGGCCGCCACTGTTCCATCAAACGTGTAGACACCTTCAGAGCGGTGCTCAGGCAACACGTGCACCTGGAAGTACCCAGTCTCGTGATAGCGCAACTTGGCCTGCCGAACTTGGGTGCGAGCAGCGCTGGCCGCCACCTTCCCGCCACCAGATTCACGCATGTACTTGAACCGGCTGAAGCGATACCGGAACTCATAGGGCTCGCCGGCATAGACATGAACCTTGGACCAATCGCCACGCGCCACCACCGTGCTGCCTTCGCTGATCTCACCCAGCAACACGCCAGCGCTGAAGTGAATGCCATCGCCCATGGAGAACGGCGCCCATAGCTGCGTCTGTGCTGTCACCGCATACGGCAACGTGAAGGTCGTCTTCTGCGTAATCGGGTCGTAGACACCCTTCGCCATCCGCACTGCCACTGGCGTCTCTGCTGTGCTCGTGACGCATCGATCCAGCAGCAGCGGATAGGACACCTCATCAGCACTGCGCAGGCGGTCCTGAGCACTCACCTTCTCCAGGTAGATCTTCTGCCCGTACCGCATCAAGCAGTAGAGCGTCTCCCTGACACACAGCACCTGCAGAACCTCATCGGCTCCTGCGAACAACCAATGCGACCAGCTGCTTTGCGATCGCTGCTCGCCATTCCCCGTGTTTCGCACGAGCGTCTTGTAGGTGTAAATCCGGTTCTGGTAGCCGTGCTCTTGGCTGATCGCATACAGCCCACCACCCACGTCATTCACCGCCATCCTGTAAACACCACCAGGCACGTAGGACGACACGTGCGCGGTGATGTCATCCGCCGTCGCCATCGTCGCGGTGCCAGCACCACGGAAGCGATAGTCCTGGAAACGACTCCACTGACCGTTGGCCTGCACAAAGATGATCCCGCTGCCGAACAGCTGCGGGCGGACGCGGACATCCACCTCGTAATTGGTGAGCACCGTGATCCGCGCTGTCGTCGATGTCAGCGCCATGTCCCCACCGCTCAGCAGGAACTGGTACTGAGCAGAGAAAACAATCAGCTGATCCTGCACAGGCACTGCATACCGCAGCACTGACACCCGGTTGTTGCTGGCGCGCAGATCAATCGGATCTGATTCCAGCGTGGTCGTCACCGTCTCCGGGAAGAAGCTGAAGAACTCGCCAGGGCGCGACAACACCACCGACTCATCCGCCAATACGCCAAGGCGATTGCGGAAGACGAAGACGTCATTGATCGTTTTGCCGACAAAGCTGGGGTCGGGCGCTGTCTCGTAGTCGCCAGCCGTCCGCTCACCCCACTTCGGCAACTTCACCGTGCCAACGGTGCTGCCATCCATCGGCCCGAAGTGGAAGGTGCCATCCGGCTTCCGCACCAACACGTGCGGCATGGTGGCTGGATTCAGCTTGTACTCACTGCCCGGCGCCACCGTTTCATTCCAAGCGCCTTCACCGAAATCACCCACCCCATCACGGGGTTTGAACTGCACGAAGTACCCGTCCCACTTATTGCCAGGGTCGCCGGTGACTTCCACCAGATACCCCTTCGGTGCAATGGTCGGCAGCTCGGTGAATGCCTGCACCGAATTGGTGATCGCCGTGATGTCCGCATTGGCGCGTGCATCCGATGCCGCAATCGTGAACGGGGTGCTGCTGGTGAACCACAACACCGAACCGAAGCGGGTGATCGTCACCCCAGCCACGGTCTTCAGTCCTTCCTTGATCTGCTCTGCAATCTCGGCCGCGCTGATCTTCACCTCCGTCACCGTCGAGCCAGCAACGATCACCGCCGCTGATGCTGTCTTCACCTCGGCGGTGGTGTTCTCCAAGGTGACCGTGTAGGTCTGGCCGTAGTTCGCCGCCTTGATCCACACCAACGCCTCATGGGCTGCCGGCCGCGGCGTGATGGGCGACAGCGCAGCATCCATCGCTGGCTTCACCGCCGTGTTCAACACGAAGGTGTAATCCGCAATGCTGGTGGCGCGGATCTGATCGCGAGCACTGGTCACCGTGGAGAGGTAGCCATACCCGCCAGGTGCACTCACCGTCTTCTCGACACCGGCCAGGTCATAGACCTTTACCGCCGTCTTGGTGATGACGGCCAGGTACTCCTCGTTCTCGTCCCGCAGGATCGAATGGATGAACGCATCACCGAAAGGGACATCCGCCACCTTCGCCAGAACCTGGCTGCCATCACGCTTCCGCAATCCCTCCGCAAGTGAACTGACCCCATTGATCTGGATCTCGCCCTGGCTGGGATCACGCTGACCATCCGGCTGCTGGCTTATCCCTTGGATGAGATTCGGGACGGCAACGGCAACAAGATCAGCCAATGATCTGCCCCCCGTTTACGCCACGCAGCAGACCCCAGCCAGGCTGATAAGTAGGGAATGGCCTGAGGCCAGGACCACCGGTCAAGCTGTTTGGCTGGGACTGGCCGAGCTCTGTTCGCATCAACTCGGTCAACGCCGCCTGCTCATCCAGCGCCGTGTACCGGATGGTGGAATCAGATCCCAGCACCCTGGTGGCGAACACCCTGGCGGACCTGATCACCGTCCATCGGTTGAATGCTTCTGGGCTGTCATCCCACGGCAGCAGCCACACCACATCCGCATGGATCGGGGCGACGCCGTCCTCGATCTTGTAGCTGCGTTGCCACAGGTCATAAACCCTTTGGCCGCGAACAATGAACCGCCCATCCCATTGGTACTGGTTCACCGCAAAGCTGATGACGTTCGCTGGCACCACCACTTCTTTGGTGACGGCATCACGCTCAAACGGGTAAGCCTCCTCCCGATTCCAGCTCCATCCCCTCAGCTGTCCCTCACGGTGGAACTCGAGGATCGTGCGCTCAGCGACTCGCGCATCATGAACTTGCTGGTTCTCTAGAGAATCCACCGGCATCTCGCCGATGTTTTCCAGCAGGGTGTTAACCCCTTCCAGCAGGGTGGTCCTGCCGGGCGTCACGCCTTGATTGGCCAGGCCCATCCCTGAAGTGCACAGGTGCAGTCCTCATCGTATGGGGGCACAAAAAAAGGGGCCAGCCGAAGCCAGCCCTTCCGCTCGTCGATCCTCCAGCGAGAGATTAGGCAGTGACCAGTGCCACAGCCGACTCAGCGCGGAGAACTCCCATCCCCAGCGCTTGCCTCG